GGCACTAACAATGACGGAGTATCAGTTAACAAGGTTGCACCGCTATTTAATTTTGTTGAAGGCACACATCAGAGTTTATCTTCAAGAAAAATTACCTTAGAAAGCTGTCAAAAGTGGAATTACACTGTTGGAACTTACGGTTCTGAAGTTGTCCAAATTGCAAATTACTATAATAAAAATAAGCAAAGATGTTTTCAAAAAATTAGATTTAAAAATAAAGATTTTAAAACTATCGGAGAAATTGGAGATGCTACGCTGTATGGTCAAAACTTATGGCAACCAAAGGGTAAGATTATTTGTATAACCGAAGGTGAGATTGATGCAATTTCATTATCTCAAATATTTAATCATAAATACCCATGTGTATCTATTCCAAACGGAACAGCAGGTTCAGTTAAATCTATAAAAAAGAATTTAGAATGGTTAGAAAGTTTTGAATCAATCATATTATTTTTTGATCAAGACCAACAAGGTCAACAAGCAGCTAAAGACTGTGCTGAATTATTTACAGTAGGAAAATGTAAAATAGCATCTTTTGAATTAAAAGATGTAAACGAGATGTTAGTTGCTGGTAAGACAGCAGAAGTTGTTAAAGCGATGTGGCAGTCTAAGTTATATAGACCAGACGGTATTATTGCTGGAACTGAACTTTGGGATTTAATTAAAAAACCTAACCCAACTGCAACGGCTTCTTACCCCTATGACGGTCTTAATAAAAAATTATTTGGTTTAAGAAAAAGAGAAATAGTTACTATTTGTGGTGGTTCAGGAATAGGTAAAACTTTAGTCACAAAAGAGTTGGCACTACATTTAATAAACAGTAATCACAAAGTCGGTATTATCTCTTTAGAAGAAAGTTTAAAAAGAACTTGCGAAGGAATTATTGGTCTACACCTAAATAAACCAATTCATATAAACAGAGATAATTTATCAGAAGAAGAATTACAGAGAGGTTATAAAGAAACTATCGGTAACGGTAATGTATTTTTGTATGACCACTGGGGAAGTATCGAAGAAGATACAATCTTAAGTAAGATAAAGTTTTTTGCAACAGGATTAGATTGTGAATTTTTAATTATAGATCACATTAGTATTATTGTAAGCGGACTAGAAGTTTACGATGAGAGAAAAACAATTGATATGCTAATGACTAAAATTAGAAAATTAGCTGAACAATTAAACATAGGAATAATTTTAGTTAGCCACTTAAAAAGACCTGAGGGAAATAAAGATCACACTGATGGTTTAAAAACTTCTTTAGGTCATTTAAGAGGTTCAGCAAGTATCAGTCAATTATCTGATGTTGTGCTAGGAGTTGAGAGATCAACTTCAGATGAGTCTCAAAAGAATTTAGCATTTATTAGAATTTTAAAAAATAGATTTTCAGGTCTAACAGGAAAAGGTTGCACACTGAAATATGAATCCATGAAAGGAAGATTAGTTGAGCATGAAGCAGACATTAATTTTTGATATTGAAACAGATGGGTTTAATCCCTCTGTTGTCCATTGTTTAGTTATAAATAATGGTAAAGAAACACTTTCATTTGTAGGTAACGAAATTCCAAAAGGAATAGAACTTCTTGCTGATAACTTAATCGTTGGACACAACGTTATTGGGTACGACCTCCCCGTTCTTAATAAGTTGTACAACTACTCTCATAAAAAAGAGTTAGTTCACGATACGCTTTGCCTTAGTCGCCTTATCTACCCAGATATAGCAAATAGCGTGGACGTTAAGTTGTTAGCAAGAGGTGTTATAGATCAGTCAGTTTCTGGTAAGCATAATTTAAAAGCTTGGGGAAAACGTTTAGGTTTTCCTAAAATGGATTTTGATGTTTCTAATTTTTCAAAATTTACCCCAGAGATGTTGGAGTATTGTATTAGAGATGTAGAGCTTACTAAAAAACTATACGAGAAATTTAAATCAAAAGATTTTAGTTTAGAGTCTATAGAGTTAGAACACGACATTACTTATATAACTAAAGAACAAGAGAAAAAGGGTTTAGGTTTTGATGTTGTTAGAGCACAAAACTTACACGCTGACTTATTAACTAAGACAAATTTATTAAAATTAAAACTAGACGAAACATTTAAAGATTGGGTTGAAGATTTAGGAACGTTTGTACCTAAAGTTAATTCTAAAAAGTTTGGCTATGTAAAAGGTGTACCAGTTAAGAAAACTAAAGTTGTAAAGTTTAATCCGTCATCCCGACAACACATAGCTAATAGATTAAAAGAATTACATAATTGGAAACCAAAAGAATTTACAGAAACTGGTCAGCCAATTGTAGATGAAAAAGTTTTATCTAGTTTAAATTATCCAGAAGCAAAACTATTAAATGAATATTTAACATTAGAGAAAAGATTAGGAATGTTAAGTGATGGTGCTAACGCTTGGCTTAAATTAGCTAAGAACGGAAGAATACATACTTCATACGTAACAAACATTGTTACTGGCAGAATGTCGTCACTTAAACCAAACCTAATGCAAGTTCCGAATATTTTTTCTATATACGGAAAAGAGTGTAGAGAATTATTTATTCCAACTAAAGGTTATGTATTAGTTGGTGTTGACGCAAATTCTTTAGAAGCACTTTGTTTAGCCCATTACATTATTAATTATACTGGCGGGAAAGCTTATGTTGATTTAATTCTTCAAGGAGATTTTCACACATACAATCAAAAAGCAGCTGGTCTTAGTTCTAGGGATTTAGCTAAAACAATGTTTTACGCTTTACTTTATGGCTGTTCGTATAAAAGATTATCAGAAATACTTTCATGCACACTACCAGAAGCTAAAGTAATTTTAGATAAATTTTATAAAGCACTACCGTTCTTAAAAGAAATTAAACAAGATATTTATGAAAAGGTTGAAGCAACTGGAATTCTTAGAGGAATTGATAAAAGAATCTTAACAGTAAGATCAAGCCACGCACAACTTAACCTTTTGATTCAAAGTTGCGGTGCAATCCTAATGAAAAAGGCTTTAGTTATTTTATGGAATAAACTGAAGCCTTTAGATGCTTTTGTAGTCGCTACAATTCATGATGAATTTCAAATCGAAGCTAAACCAGAGATAGCTGAGCAAGTGGGCAAACTTGCAGTTGAAAGCATCAAAGAAGCAGGGGAGTATTTTAAACTTAGAGTTCCTCTAAGTGCTGCCTACAAAATTGGAAACAATTGGGCAGAAACTCACTAACCAAACAACAGTATAAACATGCAATTAATATTTGTCTTAACCGACTTAGGAGAAGAACGACTTACGTACACAGTGTACGAAAAGAAACTACCATCAGATACTATTCACAGTATAGCCATTAGTCCAGCAATCCAGATCGGTGCTGCTTTTAGTTCTTTTTTAAAAACTTTAGATGATCATTACACAGCGATCAGTGAAATAGCTATTGATGAAGAAAGACGCACAGTATTCACCAAAGAAGATTTTAGACACGACTTAGAGAAAGACCCAAAAATTATAAGATTAGATTTAAAAAGAATAAAACCGAAAGGAAACGCTTAATGAGTATATTGTTAGTTGATGCAGATATTGTTGCTTATAAAATTTCAGCTGTATCTGAAACCCCTATCAAGTGGGATAATGATGTATGGACACTACACTCAGATGAAAAAGAGTGTGAAAAATTAATAGTAGATTACTTTGATAGACTTAAAGTTGATACTCAATGTACTAAAATAATTTCAGCATTTTCTGATAAAGAAAACTATAGAAATAAACTATTACCAGATTACAAAGCTAATAGAAAATCTCAAAGAAAACCCTTAACATTATCTTTTTGTAAGAAATTTATTTTTGATAATTATAATGGTTACTCAAAACCTAAATTAGAAGCCGATGATATACTAGGAATACTAGCCACTTCTAAAATATTAGAGGGTAATAAAATAATATGTTCAGAAGATAAAGACTTAAATCAAATTGAAGGATTACACTTTAATCCATCATCAAAAGAGTTTTATAAAGTTAGCAAACAACAGGCTGAATTTAATTTTTACTTACAGATATTAGTAGGAGATCAATCAGATAATTATAAAGGTTGTCCAACTTATGGAATTGTTAAAGCAACAAAAGTATTATCGGACAGTAAAGATTACTGGCAAACAGTAGTTAAATGTTATGTAGGTCAGGGATTAACAGAAGCTGATGCGTTAGTTCAGGCTAGAGTAGCTAAGATCTTAAAAGGTTCTGATTATAATACACAAACAAAATCACACATACTTTGGAATCCTAAAACTCTAGATAAAAAATTAAAAGGTGTAAAACTTTCTTACATCGCTTCTGAACCTGAAAAAGAAACAACTGTATTCGGAACTAAAATATGAAGCCAATACTAAAATACAACGATTTAAAACTTAGAAAGAAACCATCTTTAAAGGGAATATTAGCTGAGTTAGCCGTTGCTCACGACTGTTTAAAACAGGGTTATTTTGTTTCTAAGTCTTTAGACCCAGCGTGTCCATTTGATCTTGTGCTTACTGATGACAGTGGCACTTCATATTTAATAGATGTCAAAAGTGTTTCACGAAGAAAGAAAAACAATTCAATTATTTCTAGGTCGTTAAGCAGTATTCAAAAACAAATGAAAGTTAAATTTTATTTTTCAAACATAAACGGAGAACCCAAACCAAATGAAAACACCACTAGAAAAAGAAGCAGAAAAATATAAAAAATTAAGCGAGGAAGAAGGTTATTCTGAAGATCTAAAATCTTTTTTTTATTCGCTATACCTAGAATGTATTTTTAAATCAGACAAATATGAGGAAATAAAAAATGACTAGTTCAGTATTTTTTAAGCAGATAGGGGGGTCTCACTATAAAAAGTTTGCCATACAGCCTTCTAAATTTATTAATGATAATAATTTATTATTCGCTGAAGGTAATGCAATTAAATATATTTGCCGTCACAGAGATAAAGGTGGCAAACAAGATTTAGAAAAAGCTATTCATTATATAGAAATGATTATTGAAAGAGATTACGAAAATAAAAAAGAAACAACACAAGCAAAACCTTTTGTTACTAAATATTAATGTCTATAGATTTACAAAAGATCAGACACTGGAAAGTATTAACATATCTAACTGTTGAAATTTTAATTGAAGATAAGTTTTATGCCAAGACCCCAGAACTTGGAGATATAAGAACATTCCCACCATCGAGTCTTTCTAAATTTAAACTTTTACACATACTTAAAGAAAGAAACACAATAGAGGAAATAGATGAAGAATCTCCTAAAGAAAATACTGAACTTCCTAAAAAAGAAGAAGTTTAGTTACCCATTAGTATTTGTATTATGGGAAGATGCCCAATCAAGTACAACTTGGGAAAACATTGAAGAAACTAAAAAACAAACACACGCTGTCTGCTGTAGCGTTGGATATCTAATATCAAGAAACAAAGAAAGTACGGTTTTAACGTCTGATTTTGGATTTACAGAATTTGACGGTGGAATTATTTTAGAGGATTGCGGTAATGCAATCATAATACCTAGCCACAATATTTTAAAGATTAGTTATATTAAGTATGACTATAACCTTTAAAACCCACCATTAGGTTGCTCTCTTGGACAAACCATGCTGATAAACCAAGAATTAATCAATTATTTAGAGCAACAATTTCCAAATAAGTCTCCAGATTTAAACGATAATGAACGATTAATATGGTTTAAAGCGGGTCAATCAAGCGTTGTTGCACATCTTAAACAGTTAAAAGATGACCAAAATGACAACTTATTAAAAATTCAAACATTAGGAAAAGATTAAATATGTGCCTACCATCATCTCCAAAGATGCCGCCACCACCTCCAGTACCAGCCCCTCCTGCTACAGAAGTTAATGCAAGTGCTACTGCGTTAAGAGAAAAAGCACCAACAACACCTCAAACAGCTTCTGGAACACCTTTAAGTGTTGCCAAAAGAAAAGGTAAGAGTGCTTTAAGAGTTGAATTAGATCAATCTAATCTTCAGGGCGGACAATCTGGAATCAACATCCCACTATAATAAAACATGGAAGAACAACCGATAACGGCTAAATCTCGTTATTCTAAATTAGAATCAATTAGATTACCTTATTTAGACAGAGCAAGAGATGCTTCTGAATTTACAATACCAAGCTTAGTAACTAGAGCTGGGTATAATGGTTCAACAAAGTTATACACCCCGTTTCAAGGTATCGGTGCAAGAGGTACAAATAATTTAGCAAGTAAATTACTTTTAGCACTCCTTCCACCAAATCAATCATTTTTTAGATTAACACTAGACGAATTCACAATAGCTAAACTTTCTGGACAAAAAGGTCAGCAAGGAGAGTTTGAAAAAGCTATGGGGTCTATTGAACGAGTTATAATGAATGAGATGGAAGTTAATAATTTCAGAACAGCATTATATGAAGCACTACGTCATTTAATAGTTGCTGGTAACGTTCTTGTTTATATCACTCCAGATTTAACAATGAAAGTTTATCACATAGATCAATATGTTATTAAAAGAGATACATTAGGAAATGTTTTAGAAATTATTACTAAAGATGTTGCTAGTCCTTCTTCTGTATCTGAAGAAATTAAACAACTTTGTTTTGATGGCAAAGAGCCAAATTCTGTTCAATCTAATAAACAAGTAGAAATTTATACAAGAGTAATTCGTTCAGAAAATAAAAGGTGGCTTGTCCAACAAGAGGTCAACGACAAAGTCGTACCAAGTTCTATAGGAAATTATCCATTGGACAAGTCTCCTTTTATACCTCTTAGATACACAACAACTTCTGAAGATTGGGGTAGAAGTTTTATAGAAGAATATCAAGGCGATCTAAGATCGTTGGAAGCATTATATAAAGCTGTTGTTGAAGGTAGTGCAGCTGCTTCTAAAGTTTTATTTTTAGTAAGACCAAATGGAACAACAAGACTTAAAACATTATCTGAAAGTCCTAACGGTGCAATTAGAGAAGGTGATGCTAATGATGTAACAACATTACAAATGCAAAAGTCAGCAGATTTCCAAGTTGCATTTCAAACAATGAAATTAATTGAATCAAGACTTGAAATGGCTTTCATGCTTGTACAGTCTGTTCAAAGACAAGCTGACAGAGTTACAGCAACTGAAATAAGACTATTAGCAGAAAATTTAAATGAAAGCGTTTCAGGCTTATACTCATTATTGTCTCAAGAACTTCAATTACCTTTAATAAACCGTTTGATGTATCAAATGGAAAAAGCAAAAAGATTACCAACGCTTCCTAAAGATACAATTAAAGTAAAAATAGTAACTGGTCTTGAAGCATTGGGAAGATCAAGCGATTTACAAAGATTAAATACTTTTGTTCAACAACTTATGCCATTTCAAAATGAACTTATGTCTTACATAAATTTAGATGAATACGTAAAAAGAGTTGGCACAAGTCTAGGCATTGATATGGAAGGTTTAATAAAATCTCCTGAACAAATGCAAATGGAACAGCAACAGGCTCAACAACAAGCCATGATACAACAAAATTCACCAGAGGTAGTTAAACAAGGAATGGGAATGATACGAGATGCTGCGGCTCGTAGTGGAGAACAAATACCGCCACAACAACAATAACAATAGAAAGAGAGCAAGATAATTATGGGTGAAACCGTAACCTTAAATACTCACGAAAATGCACAACCTGTTGAATCAAAAGAGTACCAACAGCAAATGCTTGATAAAGCTACTCAAGCTTCAAACCCAACTGTAGATACAAAAACAGATACTCCAATAGCTACAGAACAAAAACCTCAAGAAAAGATATTAGGTAAATTTAATTCTCAAGATGATTTAATTAAATCTTATCAAGAACTTGAAAAGAAACTTGGAGAAAAATCTAAGCCAACTGATACAAAACAAAATAATCTTCAAGCTGATAAACCAGCTGCAGTTCAATCATTATTTAATTTTGATCAAGCTGAAAAAGAATTTAATGAAACTGGTAACGTTTCAGAAGAAACTTTGTCTGCTTTAGAAAAAGTTGGATTATCTAAAAATTATATTAACAATTACATCTCAGGATTAAAAGCGTTAGCAACTCAATTTGAAGCTAAAGCTTATGACACAACTGGTGGTCAAGAAAATTATACTAAGATGACTGCTTGGGTTGCTAGTAATTTATCAGCAGCTGAAGTTGAAAGATTTAATTCTGGTGTAGCTTCTGATGATGAAACAGCTCTATATACTATTAAAGGTATGTATGCTCGTTACAATTTAGAAACTAAAGAACCAAATTTACGAATGGGTGAAACAGGAACTCAATCGGCTGGAGAAGCATATGAAAGTGTTGCTCAAATGAAAGTTGATATGAAAAATCCTAAATACAATTCAGACCCAGCATTTCGTAAAATGGTTGAAAACAAATTATCGAGATCAAAAATATTCTAATAGGATAACGTAGTTAGTCCTATATGAACAAGGCAACAAAGTAAGACTTTACCCTCTGAGGAGGACAATTTAGAAACTGAAATTAGCTTTTTTAATTTAACTACAGTTTAACTTAAAAAAGAAAGGATACATAAAATGTCAAATTTTACAGTATCAAATTTAGGTCAAGCTGCTGGTGCTGGTTCTACAAATGCTTTATTTTTGCAACTTTTTAGTGGCGAAATTTTAACTGCATTTGAAAGAGCCAATACTGCACTTGATAAGACTATGGTTAGAACGATTGCTAATGGAAAATCAGCATCGTTTCCAATCTTAGGAAAAACAACTGCTGAATATCATACAGCGGGAACAGAACTTAGCGGCGTTGCTATTAAACATAACGAAAGAGTAATCACTATACAAGATTTATTAGTGTCTCACACTTTCATTGCTAATATCGATGAAGCTAAAAATCACTTCGAAGTTAGAAGTCTCTACGCAACTGAAATGGGTAATGCTTTGGCACTTCAAATGGATAAACATTTGTACCAAACTATCTATAACGCATCTAAAGCAGGTGCACTTGATCCGCAATCAGCTGGTCAATCAGTTACAGCAGCTAACTTTTTAACAAGCGGAAAAACAGCAGCAGAAGCTATTTACTCAGCGGCACAAATTCTTGATGAGAATGATGTACCTGCTGAAGATAGATATGCGGCTGTATCACCAGCTGTTTACTACAGCTTAATTACTGACACAACTGCAGCAGTTATCAATAGAGATTTCGGCGGTGGTAACGGTACTTATGCTGACGGTAAAGTATTTAAAGTTGCTGGTATCGAAATCGTTAAAACTAATAACCTTCCATCTGGTACAATTTCATCAGGTGTTGGCGTTGGTTCTATCGTTGGTTCTGGCGGTGGTTTAGGTGGAACTTACACAAATGACAAAGCCGTAGTATGGCATAAGTCAGCTGTAGGAACTCTTAAACTTTTAGATCTATCGACTGAAATGGAATACTCAGCAAGACATCAAGGAACTTTGATGGTTGCTAAGTACGCTGTTGGTCATGGAATTTTAAGACCGACTGCTTCAGTTTTAATCAAAACTGCTTAATTAACCTAGTAATGTAAATTAAGGGGGAGGGGAGAAATCCCCTCTCTACTAATTTTAAAAATAAATAATGCCATTAACAGCAACATCAAAACTAGAATCCGTTAACACTATGTTAACAGCTATCGGGGAAATACCCGTATCTAGCATTACATCTGCAACAACAAATGATGTTTCAATAGCCATAAGTATTTTAGAGTCTACTTCAAGAGAAGTACAATCTCGAGGATGGTTTTTTAATACAGATTTAAATTATAGTTTAGTACCTAATAATAATAACGAAATAGAATTACCAGCTAACACACTTAGAGTTGAACTAGAAGGTTCATCAAGAAGTAAAAATTACGTTGAAAGAAATCGAAAACTTTACGACAGATATAATAATACTTTTACAATTTCTGATTCAGTAAAAGTAACAATAGTTTTTTATTTAGAATTTGAAAATATCCCAGAAGTAGCACGTCAATATATTACAATAAGAGCAGCAAGAATATTTCAAGACAGAATGTTAGTTTCTTCTGAACTACATAAATTTCATGAAATTGATGAGTTACAAGCTTACATGGCTCTTAAAGAAGCAGAAGGTGATATTGGTCGCCACAATATTTTAACAGGCAACTACGATGTCTACAGAATTTTGGACAGAGCAAATTATCAACCTAATAAAAACGAATATAATGAATAATGGCTTCACGATTAATCTCATCTTCAATACCAAATTTATTAAATGGGGTTTCTCAACAAGCTGATACAGTAAGGCTTCCTAATCAATTTGAAATTCAAGAAAACGCATTATCTGATGTTGTTTTTGGTTTAGGTAAAAGACCTCCAACAGAACACATTTCTAAATTAAGTAACGCTACTAACACTAATAGCAAAATACACATTATAAATAGAGATTCAGAAGAACAGTATGTTGTTATTATTACTAACGGTGGAATTAAAGTTTACGATTTAGAAGGTGTAGAAAAAACAGTTGTTGCACCATCTTTATCTTATTTAAATTCAACAAGTCCAATTTTAGATATTAATTGTGTTACTGTTGCTGATTATACTTTTATAGTTAATAAAGAAGTAGTTGTAACAAAATCTGGCTCATTAACAGCAACAAGACCAGCAGAAGCTTTATTCTATATAAAGAATGGTCAATATAAAACTACTTACGAAATTAAAATAGATGGAAGTACAGTAGCTAGTTATCAAACCTTAGATAATTCAAATTCTTCAAACTCATCATCAATAACTACTGATAACATAACTACAGAGTTATATAACGATTTAGTGTCTGCATTTCCAAGTGGCTACACAATAGTTAAAGACGGTTCAATAATATATTTTTCTAAAAACACAGGAACATTTACAGCGTCAGTTAGTGATGGTCTTGGTGGTGATGGTTTAATTTTAGTTAAAGATAAAACAAATAGTTTTACAGATTTACCATACAAAGGTTATCAAGATTTTACAGTTGAAATAACTGGAGATAATGGCACTCAATACGATAATTATTTTGTTAAATGGAGTGGAACAGCGTGGGTTGAAACTGTTAAAGGTGGTTTAGATAATTCACTTAATCCAGCAACACTACCTCACTTATTAATTAGAACTTCAGATGGTAACTTTAGATTTACTAAAGCCGATGGTTCAAGCTATACGGTTGGTGCTAACACATCAACAGTACCAACTTATAATCCTAGAACTTGCGGTGATAGTGACACTGCCCCTGACCCAAGTTTTGTTGGTAGTGCTATAGCTGATGTTTTCTTTTATAGAAATAGACTTGGAATTTTATCTAATGAAAATGTTGTATTTTCAAAAGCTGGAGAATTTTTTACTTTCTACCCAGAAACAGTAACTACAGTTTTAGACGATGACGCTATTGATATTTCTGTTTCTCACAACAGAGTTTCAAATTTAAAATATGCAGTAGCTTTAAATGAAGAATTATTATTATTTTCAGATCAAACACAATTTTTATTAAAACCAGAAGAAACATTAACAGCTAAAACAGTTTCTATTAACCAAGCAACAGAATATGAAATTGACCCTAACTGTCAGCCAATACCAATTGGTCAAAATGTTTATTTCTCATTTAAACGAGGAAACTTTGCTGGTGTTAAAGAGTATTTTTTATCGGCTGATTTACAAACAAAAGAAGCTTTAGATACAACAATAAATATCCCTAGATATATGAAGGGTCAGTTGTATGCTTTAAGAGGTTCTACTACTGAAAATACGATATTTGCTTTTGGTAGTGGAGAAAGAAATGCAATTTATGTTTATAAATTCTATTTTGATAATCAGAATAAAGCACTACAAAGAAGTTGGTCTAAATATACGTTTCCAACTGGTACAGTAATTTTAGATGGTGCTGCAATAGAGAATTATTTTTATATAGTTATTAAAAGAGCAGACGGAACATATTTAGAAAAGATAAATTTAAAAACTAATGAAGTTGATACTAACTTAAATTTTCCAGTATTATTAGACAGAAAAACTTTAGTAACTGGAGTTTATAACTCAAGTACAAATATTACTACTTGGACGCTTCCTTATCCAGATACAAATACTAAATCTATTGTTCTAAGTGGAGATTGGAATTCTACAATGAGAGGTAGAAATATTGCTGTATCATCATCAACGTCTACTACAGTAACTGCACTTGGAGATTTTTCTACAGCACCTGCTTTTATAGGTTTAAATTATAATATGAAATTTAAATTCTCTACTCTTTATTTAAGAGAGCAGAAATCAACTGGAACTACAGCAACTATTAGTACAGGTAGATTACAACTTAAAAAGATAAATTTAATTTATGCTGATACTGGATATTTTAAAGTAACTTTAAGTCCTAGAGCAAGGACAGATTCTGTATTTGCATTTACAGGTCAAATATTAGGTTCTGCAGCATTTATATTAGGTCAACCTATTCTTGAAAGCGGAGAATTTAAATGTCCAATTCAATGTAGAAATACAGATGTAGAAATACAAATAGATAGCGATAGCTATTTACCGTGTAATTTTTTATCAGCAGAGTGGGAAGCTTTGTATTCAACAATCTCTCAAAGATCACCTGCGTAATGATTGTTGAAAGAGTTACGGAAGAAAAAGATATTTTAGATTTAGTTAAAAATATAAGAAAACCAGATTATGAAGAAGTTAAAACAATAAGTAATTCTGAAAACATTTTAAACCCAATCATGGAAGGTTGGAAAAAAGCATCTTATTCAAAAACTTTTTTAGTAAATGATAAAGTTGCTGGAGTTTATGGAGTTGTTGGCTCTATTGATAATAAACAAGCTGGTTCTCCTTATTTATTATGTACTAACGAGTTATACAAAATTAAAAAAACATTCATTAAGAATTGTAAAGATAGAGTTGAGGAAATGCTGTTTAGATTTCCAATACTTTTTAATTACATAGATAGTAGAAATGCCGTCCACTTACAGTGGATTAAATATTGTGGATTTCAATTAGTTCACGACAAAATAATTAACAAAATCAAATTTCACGGATTTTTAAAAAAGAGAGAGGAAAATTATAATTAAATGTGTGGTTACGCAGAAGCAGCATATGCTGCATTTCAATTTGTAAAGGCTAACGCTGATTATAACACAGCAAAAAGTTCGGCTGACTATACAAATCAAACAGCAGTCTCTACAGCTGAAAAAATTAGAAACGAAGCTATCTATTCAGATAACGAGCAAATTCGTAAAAAAGATACTGATGTTAAATCATTAGCACTTAAAAAATTACAAGTACAAACAGCTGAAAAGCAAAAAGAAGCTACAGCTAAAGTAGGATTTGGAGAAAAAGGAATTGGTGGAAATTCAGTAGATTTAGTTCTTGGGGATGTTTCAAGACAAGCTGGAAATATCTACAACACACTAGATTTAAATTATATGTCTACAATCCAAGCTAACGATGCACAAAGAAATTCTGATAATCGTAAATATCAAAACCAAGTATTAGCTTTACCTAGAGCATACCAACCTAATGCTATGAGTTATTATAGTGGTGCAGCGTTAAGTTCAGCACTGTTTGCATTTCAAGCTTCAGCACCAAATTCAGGTGCTCAACAGTTAAATACTAAGATTGATAATTTCTTATACCCGCCAAACCCTAATATGTCATAATGCCAAAAATACCAATTAATACAAATTTAGGAATAGATGTTTCTTTAACATCTCCCGCAGCAGTAACTGGAATTTCAGTTTCAACGCCGTCTGAGCCAAAAGGCAAAGATGAGTTTGCTGTATTGTCAGACATTTTAAAAGAAATTAATCCAGCAGTAAAATCTTCAGCAGCGATGGCTGCAGATCGACAAGCTAAGGATGATATTGCAATAGGGGTTAATAAAATTAATTCCATGACTCGTGAAGAAGCAATGGCAGCTCACGAAAAAGGATTTCCAGATGTTTATAACGGATGGGTTAGATATGGAATGTACGCACAACAAGCTGAAAATTCAGCTGAGATGTTCCACGACTCTTTTAGACTTCAGTCTATGCAGCAGAGAGCAACAAATCCTAACTATAACTGGGAACAGGATTACGCAGAACAATCTAAAATTTATTTACAAGGAAAAGAAAACGACCCGTTTTGGAATAAAGCTTTTGCAAAATCTAGTGAAGAAAACAGAAAAGTAATTTTAGCAAATGAATTTGCTTATCAAAGCGATCAAATTAAATCTATGGTTGCCGCTGGTACTGTTCAGATGCTTAGATCAGTTCCAGATAAAATCACAGCTAAGATGGAAGCTGATTTCTTTCAACAAAACCCAGTTACAACTGGAGATGATACATATAATCAAAGAAAATCTAAATTCTTTACTGATAATTATTTTAAATATTTTTATGATGAAGTAGAAAAAATTAAAGCTGAAAGAAATGTTGGTATTACTAAAACAGATTTTGATTCTTTAATAATTGCAGCTGCAGAAGCCCATACTTTAGAAGGCGGTAAATACTCTCAATTATGGGGTAATTATTTAAGAAGTGCAAGACCAGATGGAACTCCTGCAATATCTGATAATCCAAAATATATTGATAAAATAGGAAGAATTTTAGGAGATTTAAATAAAATTTCAGAAGCTGCTGCCTTTGGTAATGATTTAAGAAAGGCGAGTACAAATAAATACAGTGATGCAGATTACAAAAAGTATTCTAATGAATATTTCAATAATGCAGTTGTACAGGCACAAACTTTAGGAAATTTAAAATTTGCAGATGCAACACTAGCTGTTGTTCAACAACATAAAAATGAAATAGCAAACAATAGACCAATTCCAATGCTTGTCGATATGTTAGACAGAGCTGTTGGTCAGGGTGGAGATACTGAAGATAACAAATTAAGTTTAGCTATTGCTAAAGAATTACATAACAGCGGTTCTTTATCTAGGTATTTACCCGCAGAATCTAAAAATGCTCTTAAGTGGAACATGGCTGTGATTATGCTTCAAAAAGGAGAGCCAACCCAGAAGATATTTTCTGAATTAGCAAGAATTGAACAAAGTTCTGTTTTTGTAAATTTAGATTCTAATGAAAAGAAATCTTTATTAAATATTTCTGGAAACCTACCAGCTAACATAGAATTATTTAACACAGTTGCTCAATACTACAAAAATGCTGGTGTTACTAATATAAATGATTTTACTAAAAAGTATGTTGAGCAAACATATTGGAAAGATGATGTAGGAAAATGGATTCCAAAATCTCATCTTATAGACTTTGGTGTTTCTAAAGAAAATTATCGTACGTACGAACAAACAGCATTTAAGATGTTACAAGAAACGTATAACGACCCTACTAGAAATACACCTAATATTGGTGAAGATGCTGTTGATACGAGTATTCCTCAAACAATACCAAATTCTAACAACTATAAATTTACTATTAATAGTGAAGGTGGTTATGGCTACTTCACTAATGAAAGTGCATTAGGAGTTATAAGTCCAGTAATGGTTACTCAGTATGTATACGATAACACTGGTCGTAAAGTTTTATCTGAAGATGGTAAATCATATAAGCGAACTGAAATTATGCTTCAGATACCTTTGGATGCAATTAAGAAAAGAGTTGAAAAAGATGGTCAAGATAAAGCAATTCAAGATCGTATAAACGCTGCAAAACTAGATAAGCTACAAGAAGAAAAAAGAAAAGCACTTAAACTTTACCTTCAATCACAAGGTAGAGATGAAGAAACAATATCTAAATATAAGTTTTAAATGGCAAATATTAATTGGAGTTTTGTAGACCAACAAGAAGGGTCTGGAGTTACTATTGGTTATGTTCCAAAAACTGACAACGATAAATCAGGAGTAACTATTGGAAGTGGTTTTGATTTAGGAAGCAAAACCGAAGAAACATTATCAAGATTAAATTTAAGTCCTGATATAATTAATGAATTAAAACCATACTTAGGATTACAAGGACAATCAGCTAGAGATGTAGCTGGAAATTTAAGATTAGAAAAAGAACAAGTATCGCAAATTGATTCAGCTTGGAAAGCTTCATTTACTAATGATTTATCTAGCTATTTCCAAAGAAATTCAGGAAAGCGATTTGACGATTTAGACCCATCTTTACAAACTATCGCAGCCTCTGTTGGTACTCAATATGGAGTAGATTTAAAAAATAGAACTCCTAAATTCTGGGAACATCTTGTTAATAATAATTTTGACGGTGTTATTGGTGAATTAAAAAACTTTAGAGATGACTTCCCAACTCGCAGAAATGCAGAGGCAAGTTATTTACTTACAGAGTTTAAAAAAAAAATACCTGATTACCAATTTGTAGATGCTTGGGCAAAACCCCAAGAACTTGGTGGAGAATTATATTTAGATAAAGCTTTAAAAACTTATCAAGCACAAGCCAATATTATTAATAATCAAAGAGAGATTGGTAACTTTGAAGCACTTGGTGCAGCAATGTCTAAAAACCAAATGCTACCACTTCTATACAGAACAATGGTTGCTGAAAGTTTTGAACCAGAAGAAAATTTCTCAATGGCAAACAATAAAGAGTTTTTTGATTCTTTATTTAAAGAAAATAATATTAATAGTTCTTTTTATGATTACTTTGCTGGTGCTGTAAGCAAAGATCACGCTGTGGCTTTAGCACAGAGAGTTAAACAGGAACAAAAGAATATTGAAATTTTACAACAAGCAGGATTTAGAGGTTCAGTAATAGATTTTGCATCTTGGATGCTAGACCCAGTAACAATGGGAACAGGAATTGGTGTAACTTCAAAATTGGTAAAAGCATCAACTTTTATTCCTAATTTAAGTAGAACTCAAAATTTTCTAAGATCAGGACTTCTTATTGGTGCTGAACAAGGTGTATTTACTTCTGCCTTAGCAGCGGAATCTCCTTCAATAAATGCCTTTGATGTCTTAACAGCAGCAGCTTTAGGGAGTGCTCTTGGAGGCGGTATCAATGTCTTATTACACGGTAAGATACAAAAAGTAGCTCAAGAAGCGTTTGATAACTCCATTAAAGAAACAAAATTAACTAAAACTCCTAAAGGGGAATTAGAACTACCAACTTACAAAGACGACCCCGAATTTATAAAAACATTTAATGATGTTCATTTTGGAATTAATGAAATTTCAAATACTGAAAGTGTTGGTAAAGGTAAAAACGTAATTACTTTAGGAATAATTCCAGCAACAAGACACGCTTCTTTAGATGGTAGTCCATCACAAGCGGTTAGACAGGCTGGTGCATTATTAGTTGAGAACCCAACATTTTGGGCAACAAAAGGAGAAAGTTATTCTAATAATAGAGTTGTTTCTTCTCCAATCACTGCTGAAATAGTAAAGACTAGAATTTTACAAACTGCACAAGCAGCCGTAGCACCAGATATTAACTCAGCGTTTGTTGAGTGGATGAAAGTTAATGGAACTACCAAATTTCAAAGAGGTATTGGCGGTCAGATGTTCAACATGTCTGCCAGAGAAGCCTTTGCACAAAAAGTATTTAGAGCAATAAACGCAACTGACCCTTCAAATAAAAATGCGGTTGATAAATTATTACTTAAAGATCCTCACATTAAAAAGGCAGCTGATGCCTACGCAAGAGGTTATAGGTATATTGGTCAAGAAATAAAAAATGCTGGAATAGAAGGTTCTGACAGAATTAAACTTGATAACATAAGTAAGAACGCTGACGGAACTGATAATGTTCAACCAATAACTTGGTATCAACCTCAAGTATGGTCTTTTGATAATTTTATTAATATTCATAAAATGGTTGGTGCTGATGGTAAACCCATTGGTTCTCAAGGAATACTTGAATTAATAAAAGGTGCAATTTTAAGTAAGCAACCTTATTTAGCTAAACAAAGCGACCTAGCAACTTTAATAGGTCAAAAAGATGTTAAACCAAATTTTGTTGAGTTAAATAAAGTTAACCAAGTTGTTAAACTAGAAGAAATTAAAACTCTTAAAGAAAAATTAAAACTTGAAAAAGAGTTTTTAAAGAAAGAAAAAGAAAATCTTGTAGTTGATACTAATGGTAATGTTGTTCAAGATCGTTTGGCATCCAGAAAAGAAAACATTAAACAGATTCAAGAACAGATTAAAAAATTAGATACTGAAGTTAAAGACGCACAGGTTAAATTAGAAAAAGATTTTATAGCTAAGGGCGAAAAAGAAGTTATAGCAGATATAACTCCAGAACGTGCTACAGCAATGGCTTCTGCTATTGTTAAATTCTTAGAGCATAGTCATACAAAAGCTAACGGATTTGATCTTAAGCAACTTTTAAAGATGAAAGATGTAAGTGAACTTAGAGTTTACTTAGATACTGAATTTAAAAGTATGTCAGCGACTACTAAAGAAAAGCTTATAGCTGACTTAGGTAATTCAATGGACTTCATTACTTCTGGAAGATTAGAAGAAAGAATTAAATTAAATTCAAATTACGAAGCAGTTATTAATGGCGTTAAATTAAGATTAGACGACTTATTAAATCGTAACTCTGACGGCTTATGGAATAATTACGTAAGCGAAATGAGTGGTCATATAGGGCTAGGTAAAGTTTTAGGATTAAAAAGTAAAAACGACTGGTACAGATACTTAGACAGTCTTAAGTCCGATATAGAATTATCTTACAGAGCAAAAGAAACTGAAGGTCTTAAAGGCTGGAGAAATAAAATATTTAAAGACGAAGAATTAAAAACATTAGATAGCATTTACGAACATCTAATGGGTAGATCTGGAGAAGAAGATTTGTCTGGTGGTTTTTCTACAGCGTTGAGAAATTTAAGATCATTCAACTTTATGCGAGTTCTAGGTCAAGTAGGATTAAGTTCACTTCCTGACTTAGGTTCTTTAGTTGCCACAAACGGATTAAAAGCATTTGCTCAAGCGATACCTGAATTCAAAAATTTAGCTAGTGAAGTAAGAGCTGGTAAAGGAATATCTAATAATGCTCTTAGAGATTTAGCTGTTATTGGAAACAGTAACGGAGATGAGTGGGCTTGGAGATTGACAGGCGGTCAAGAAATGCTTGATACAAACACAGCACTTACTCAAGTAGCTTCTGGTGGTTCATTTAGAAAAATTGGAGAAAAAGTTACAGCAGTAGCTTCATTACAAATTCCTATCGATTCTTATTTAAGAAAAATGGCAATGAGAACTTATATAGATAAGTTTGCCACGGATATGGTTGCAGTTAAAAATGCAAATTTTGATTTAAGTGTTCTTGGAAAAGGCGATTTAAATAGATACAAAGTTTTAGGATTAACAGATAAGCAACTAAAAGATTTAGCTAAAGAATTTACATCACCAGCAGTAACTACAGAAGTTACATCAGTTGGTGGAATTAAAGTTAATAGATTTAACTGGGCAGAATTTAAAGATAAAGATTTATTAAATTCATTTTCTTATGCAGTAGATAGAAATGTAAAAAGAGCTGTTCAATACAATTTTATTGGAGACAGTAATCGTTTCTTTTCTGACACAGCTATAGGTAAAACTATAGGTCAATTTAGATCATTCATGATGGTAGCTTGGAATAAACAGCTACTTTACAATTTACACATGGGAGACTTTAAAGCCTATTCCATATTTGGATTAGGAACTTTAGTCGCTGGTATGACTTACATGGGTCAAACACATCTAAACTCAATAGGTATGGATGATGAAACTAAACGTAAATATTTTGAAAAACGCTTTGGAGATTCTGATGAAGCTTTCTGGAGAAAAGTAGGAATGGCTGCTTTTCAAAGAGCAGGATTTTCTTCAGCAGTACCAGCTTTCGCTGATATGATTTTAGGAGTAACTGCACCAGATTATAGATTTAATTCAAGAACAAGTGGTCTTGAAGTTAATTTAATTACTGGAAACCCAACTTATAACTTTTTGTCAGACGCATTTGGAGTTGGCGGTTCATTACTAAAAGCTATGGCTAGAGATGATTATGATTGGTCTCAAGTAGATGCAAGACGATTGGTAGGATTACCAATGTTTAAAAATCTATATGGAATTCAAAACATGACTAACTGGTTAATAGGTCAATCAGGGTTGCCAGAAACTGGCGGTAGATAAAATTAAAAATAACAAAAATAAAATATAAATGTCATTTGCAATTAATAATTATACAGGAAATGGGAGTACAACTACATTTTCAGTTACGTTTCCGTACATAACTCAAAGCCATGTACAAGTACGACTTGATAACGTATTAAAAACTTTAGGTGTTCACTATACATTTCCAACATCTTCAACTATTCAATTTACAACTGCACCAGCAAACGGTGTAAACATAAATTTTAAAAGATCATCTAATCAATCTGCTAGATTAGTAGACTTCCAAGACGGTTCTACAATTACTGAGTCAATTTTAGATCAAGACAGTAATCAAATGTTTTACATGTCTCAGGAAGCTATTGACTCTACAGCTGGGGTTATGGCTCTTGATGGAGATAATAAGTGGGACGCTACATCAAAAGTAATTAAAAACTTAGCATCACCAGTAAATGACAACGATGCAGTTAATAAAGCATTTATAACTACAAATTTACCAGCAATTAATACTGTAAATTCAAACATAGCTAGTGTTGCTTCAGTAGCTACTAATATTGCGACTATTAATTCTGTAAATTCTAATAGTACAAATATAAATTCAGTAGCTTCTAATTCTGCTAATATTAATTCAGCAGTTTCAAATGCTACAAATATTAATTCAGTAGTTGCTAACTCGGCAAACATAAATACTACCGCAGGTGCAAATGCAAACATTACTGCTGTAGCTTCGCAAATTACCCCAACTAATAACATCGGAACACTTGCTGGATTAGCTACACAAATTACAGGTGTCTATAATATTAGAACTGATGTAAGTGCGGTAAACTCAAATAGTGCAAACATAAATTCAGTCGCTTCAAATATGGCGGCAGTAACAGCAGTAAATTCTAATAGTACAAATATTAATGCTGTTAATTCTAATAGTTCAAATATTAACACTATTGCTACAAACATCGGCAAAGTTAATACTTTATATACAGAGATTGCAAAAGTTGTTGAAGTTGCTAATGACCTTCAAGAAGCGGTTAGTGAGATTGATACAGTAGCTAATAATATTACTAACGTAAATCTTGTTGGAAATAATATTGCAAATGTTAATGCGGTAAGTGCTAACAGTTCAAATATTAATGCTGTTAATTCTAATTCTACAAATATAAATACTGTAGCTACTAATAATACTAACATTACAGCTGTTGGTAATAATATTAATGCAGTTAATACAGTTTCAGGAAATTTAACTGGAATTAATAGTTTTAACGAAAGATACAGAATATCTGCAACAGCACCTACAACTTCATTAGATATTGGAGATTTATGGTACGACAGTGCTAATTCAAATTTAAGAGTTTATACTGCTAATGGTTGGCAAATAGCTTCAGATTATATTCAAAATTTAGTTAACGATTATAAGTATGACATTACTGGTTCTCCTTCTTATGTAGAAGGTGCATCTAATAATGCTAATGCCGCAGTATTTGATTATGCTGAAAACAGTTTAGTAAACGTATTTGTTAATGGTCTTAGAATTATTCCTACAGAAGATTATACTTTAAGTAAAAATAACAATGTAGCTAGAGTTACATTTGTTTCTCCTTTAATAAATGGAGATGTTGTTTACATACAAGTATTTAGAAAATTACAAACAGTAGAAGAACAAACACTTCAAGGTTATGTATCAACTACATTAGGTTATAAAAATACTACAGAAGGATTTAAAAATACTACTGAAGGTTATAAAAATTCAGCACAAACTTCAGCAACTAATAGTGCAAACTCTGCAACAGCAAGTGCTAACTCTGCAACTGCTTCTCAGAACTCTGCAACTGCCAGTGCTTCAAGTGCCGCTTCAAGTTTACAATCTTTAAATAGTTTTAATGCGGCTTATACTTATTCAACTACACCACCAAACAACCCTGCAAATGGTGCTATTTGGTTTGACACCGCAACTACAAGATTAAAAGTTTATGTTTCTCAAAATAATACTGGTTGGGTAAACGTAGGGACTTATGTTGAAGGATTAATAACTAATTATACTTATACAGCTACACAGAATCAGTCAGTATTTAATGGTGCTGATGTTGATGGTAAAACTTTAGCTTTTAACGCAACAGGAAACGTATTTGTATTTGTAAACGGAATTAGAATTACACCAACTGCTGACTATGTATTGTCTGCTGGAAATACTTGTACTTTAGGAGTAGCCGCTAACGCGGGTGATGTTATTTACATTGAAGTTATCCAAAAGATTTCTTTAACAGAAGAACAATTATTACAAAGTTATGTTGCTTCAGCTTTAGCAGATAAAAATACTGCAACTACTCAAGCTGGAATATCAACTACACAAGCTGGAATATCAACTACAAAAGCAGGTGAAGCAAGTGCAAGTGCCGCTTCAGCTTTAACTTCAAAAAATAATGCCGCAACTTCTGAAGCAAACGCATTAAGTTATAGAAATACTGCTGAAAACCATAAAAATGATGCTCAGACTGCGAAGGTCGCCGCAGAAGCCGCCGCCGCATTAGCTACAGTTGGTGGTGGTGCGTTTAAAATAACTGCAAACGACACAACTGCAAACGTATTTAATTTAAAAGTAAGTGTAGGAAACGGAATTACTAAGACGTTAAATAATGCTGGTGGAAATGAAAGTGTAACTCTTTCATTACCATTTACAGAAACAGTAATAACACCAACAAATGGTCAAACTGTATTTAACACAGCTTATGTAGTGAACTTTGTTCAGGTTTATGTGAACGGAGTTAAATTAATAAAGGGAGTAGATTTTACCGCAACTAACGGAACAACAATAACATTAAATGATGCTCTGTTGTCTAATGACGTAGTTGAGATTGTTAAATTTGCTTAATAACTAAAACAAAAAAGGAAAAATAAATAAATGACAAAAGCAAGAAACCTATCAAAAATTATAGATGGTTCTGGCAATTTAGTTGTACCTAATGCTGGTAATAATGCTCGTAGTTTAGGTATGGTTAAAGCCGATGGAACTCCTATAGATGCTTTAGATAGAGCAACAACAAGTGCAACAATAATTAACACAGCGACACCTTATGCTGGTCTTCTATCTGCTGGTATTGCGGCAGGTGCTTCAAACGCATTAGATGTAGACCCAGTATATAATACTACTGCTGTGGCAGGACAGTACGAAGATGCTTCTGGTACAGTAACTAATCAAGCGATTAATTTAAAAAAACCACGAAACGGCGAGTGGTGGAACTGGGCATCATATGGTTTCGCAGGAATACCAACTTCAAATTGTGCCAATAATGGTGCTTATGATGGTGCTGGTGGTAATACATCTACATTAACTGCAATAAGTGTTGATAATATATTTAGCGGTTGGTCATCAACTGATGAATTAGGCGGAACTTATCAATCAAGAACAGTTCAAAACTGTAATTGTGGAAGTTTCAACTGTAGAACAAACTGCAACTGTAACTGTGCGTGTGCGTGTGATTGTAATTGTGCGTGTGGTAACGGATAACTAGGAAAAAATAATGAAAATAACATATACAATAGATAGCGAAGCAAAAGATATTTCCTTTATTAATAATAATGGAAGTGTATTTGCAAAGTGGGGTGATGAAATCTCTGAAAAATCGAGTATTGGTTTATTAGCAGAAGAAGTTAAAAAATATTTACAGTTTCCTTCAAGACTTATTTCGGAAGGAAATAATATTTATATAACTTTAGATTCTAACAATAATTTATCAAAACCTATTTTTAAGATGATTGAAACTAACCCAACTAAAATGGGTGGCATGGAATTTATTAAATATAAAGTTAATGAAAAACATGTTGGTCAAATTTATGTACCATTTAAAGACAGTTCTGATGATGAATACGCAATAAGACTAAACATTAAAGAAGAAGATGTTTCTAAATTATTAGAGTTAATTCCTGATGCTGTTGAAGTAGCAAATACTGAAGAAGCATTTAAAGAATTTTATTATGCTAATTCTCCAAGATTAAAAGTAGTTGATACTTCTGATGCTGGAGAGTGGACTAAAATTAAAGTTCAATTAACTTTAGCTGGAAACAACGTATCTAAAAGTGATGTAAGAGTATTTGCTAAATCAGCAAGTGGTTATATTGCTAATAGAGAAGTTTATACTGATGCTAATGGTATTGCTGAATTTAAAGTATTACCTTACGGACTGGAACAGGGAGAAAGTATGAAAGCTGAATTTGGCTTTAAATATGTTTCTAACATTGTTTCAGCAGATGTTCAGGCATAAAGACGTACCAAATAATCAGACATTTTATAATTACATAAAGTCTAAAACAGATTGGGGACAAGCTGTTAATTGTCTTAAAAGAGACAATGATAGTGATTTAGATTTAAGTATTAATCTTGAATTTGATGCTAATAAAGTTTTAGAAGAACTTTTAAGTTTATATAAATCTGTTGGTGCTGTTACTTGGCAATCCCAAAACAGTATTCAATTATACGGATTAAGTCTTACTTATAATCCCAATCATTCTAAAGATTTATGGAAAAGAGGTTCTTTTGGAGAACCTAGATATAAAGTTTATAATCCAAAAGATTATTATGATGCGGTGATGAATGATAAAGATAATCATTTAAAAGATGATTACTTAGACAGTCTTTCATTTAATACTTTGTTACCAGAAGTTAAAACAAAACCTAATCTTTATAAATTATTAAATAGTTTTAATTTTCCAGTAATTAGAGTTACTGCAAGAACAATAAATGGATTATTAGTTTATCCAACTCAAGGAACAGATGGTGGATTTCATACAGACGACTGTCCATTTGAAGTTTTGCGAATAAATGTTTCATTATCTAATAATGGAAATTTTGGTTTAGAATATAAAAATAAAAAAGTTATCTACACAAGTGGGGGAGATAATCTAGTAGTTAATACAGATAAATTACACAGAGCATACGTTAAAGATGCGTGTAATTTTCAAAGAACCAATTTAATTATTGGTTTAGCTACTTGGTTAAATTACGATGCTGCGAATAATTCATATTCGTTAAATAATCATTATGGAAAAACACACCCATACGATTTAGCAAAACAAAATCTATTAAGTTTTAATTAACCCCTAACTAAAATAATATATGAGTAACTCGCAAGACTATAACTTTGCTTCTTGGAAGAAAAAAGAACCAGAGATAATTAAGACTTACGATACAAGTAATCCACCAGAATACAAATTTCATCTTCAATACCCAAAGGGTTGGAGATACTTAATGTATAAACCTCATACCTCTGAACTTACAGAGAATGGATTACCTATATCGTTAGAGAGTATAAATATGGATTATACTAAGGGTCATTTTCACGAATGGACACCTAACTCTCCAAGTAACCCTGCAAAGAAATCTGATAAGCCAACTAATGTAAAAATTCAGATGGGTTTAAAATGTAATTATGCTTGTAGTTATTGTAATCAAGCGACACAAGTACCAAACTCATTTCAAGGTAATCCTCAAGAAGCACAGAAATTTTTAGATGAATTAGATACTTGGTTCAAAGGAGACGGAAATAAAACGAGATGGGAATTTTGGGGTGGAGAACCATTAGTTTATATAAAAGTTTTAAAAGTATTAGCTGAAGGATTAAGAAAAAAATATCCTACAGCAGAATTTAATATTATTACTAACGCATCAATGCTCACTCCTGAGATTGTTGATTGGTTAGATAGTTTAGATTTTCAAGTTGGTATTTCTCACGATGGTGCTGTTTACAGAGACCAAAGGGGAGAAGATATACTTACTGTACCTAAAACTTTAGAAGCAGTTAAATATGCTTACAAAATTTTATTTCCTAAAGGTAGAATAGGTTTTAACTGTGTTCTTACAGTTAAGAATTATTCATTACATAAAGTTAGAGAATACATTGCAGAGAAGATGGGACTAACACCATTTGAAATTCCTCTTACAACAGAGGAAATAATGCTTCCTTATGATGCTGGTGGAATGATGTTATCGCCAACATTACCTGAAGAACAAAAGGAAATGAGAGAAGTTTTATTTGAAGAAGCGGCTTTTGGTTCTACTTTAAGTGTATCTACAGTTTTTCAAAAAATTGATGATTTCTTTAATTCTATAAAAACACAAAGACCATTTACTGTATTTGGTCAAAAGTGTGGAATGGATAGTCCTGATATTCTTGCTGTTGATTTAAAAGGCAATGCAATGACTTGTCAAAATACAAACGCAAATCTTCCAAAGCATAACATAGGTAAGACAGAAAATATTAAAGCTATGGAAATGACTTTAGTTCACCACTTCAGAACTAGAAGCGAGTGTGTAAGATGTCCAGTAGTTCAACTTTGTAAAGGTGCATGTTTATTTTTAGAGAATGAATTTTGGACTAAAGCATGTGATGTTTCTTATAACTACAACGTAGCAATGTTAGCTTCTGCTTTATACAGACTTACTGGTGGAATTTTACGTTACATAGAAGGAACACCTAGACGAGATAATATGCACGATAAGTTTGAAGTTATATCTCAAGATTATATAGATAAATTAATAGTGCCAACAAAACAAGAAATTCGTATTGGATGACTACTTTAAATTTATTTAGCACACCAATTAAAATAGTTTCATTTTCAAATTTTGAAGAAATTAATAGAAAAATTGGCAAAGCAACATCTTTAGGTTTTAAAAAAAATTTTACTGATAATTTACCAAAAGAAGAAGGTAAGGAATTACAAAAAATATTTATAGATGAAGCTGAATTATATTTAAAAGAAGTCTCAAATAAAAAAATAGATTTAGAGTTAATTAAAAGTTGGACTACTTATACTAATAAATTTGGATTTAATACTCCACATTGTCACGCTGATAATACTGTTATTGGAGTTTATTACATAAAAACTTTTGATAAGTGCGGAGATTTATTATTACACGACCCAAGAGGTTCTCATAGCTTTGTGCCTAAGTATGAAATTAATACTGCTGGTCACTCAGTTAGCGATAGAACTTATCATAGAATAACACCTAGATGTGGTCAGTTAATTTTATGTCCAGCTTACGTTGTTCATTCAGTTGAACCTAATATGTCTGATGAGACAAGAATAAGTCTTGCAATGAATTTTAAATACAAAGATTACAACCAACTTAAACCAGAATAAATTATGAAAAACAAAGACTGCAAATGCAAACCATGTACTTGCGGAAAAGAAGTTACCTGCAAGTGTGCTGAGAAAGTAACAAAGCTAAAAGAAAAACTAAAACAACTAACAAAAAAATAACATGACAATACTATTAATGACACTAAGTTTTATCGTAGGAGCTTGGTTAGCATGGAGATATGAAAATATATTAGATGATTTCATAGAACACTTTAAAGCTATGAATAAAAAAGATTCTTAAGAATTTTGGACGACAACTCCAGAATATAACCAACAATCAACAAAAGGCGACACAAGTAATGGCAAAGAAAAAAGCTACGAAAACTGTTTCTGAAATGCTTGAAGAAGTACAAGATCAACTTGCTGCTATTCAAGATAAAGTATCAGAAAATGAAAACGATTCATTAGAAGATGATCAAGATGATTTAGAAAATTTTGATTACGATGACGATTTCGATACAGACGAAGATTAGTAATTATACTTTGGATTGTCGGCTTTAAGTAGCCGACCTTCCTAACAAATGAAAAAAAGAAAAATAAGTCAAAAAAGACCACAATTACAACAGGTTACATATACTCTACTCGTTGAAATGTTAAGAGACATGAATAAGAAAATTCATGAACTACACAGAGACGTAGAACGTAATAGCGAAGAACTACATTTACTCAAAGAACAACTTGCAATGTCTAAAGGTGGACTAAGAGTAGTCCTTTGGATTTTTGCAACGCTAACAACAATTATAGGGGTTTACCAATATTTTAAAAATGGCAGCTAGAAGAAATTACAGAATGGAATACCAAAAGTATCAAGCTTCGACATCAGCTAAACTTGATAGAGCAGCCAGAAACAGAGCAAGACGAGATTTAATGGCTAAAGGAATTGTACACAAAGGCGATGGCAAAGACGTAGATCACAAAAATAGTAATCCACGAGATAACAGTACGGATAATTTAAGGGTTACATCCGCACACCTAAACAGAGGAAAGCTTCGAGTGAAGTTTAAACACTGATGTGGGGAATTCTTTTAGGCTTTCTTAAAAATCCAGTTTTTAGTTTAATAGCTGATAAAACTATTGGTGTAATAAATCATCAATTAGAATTAACTAAACTACAAAGAATTACTGAATTAGAAGTAATGAAAGATGTTTCACTTGCTCAGATAGATGCTAGTGAACGTAGTCTTAAAGATGAGTGGCTAACTTTATTTATATCAGGAATTATCTTATGTTGTTTTATTCCTTCACTACAACCATTTATGATTAAAGGTTTTGAAATTCTTAAGTCAGCACCCACTGAAATACTTTATGCAATATTGATTGTATTCATGGGAAGCTTTGGAGTTAATATTTTAGATAA